ACTGCGGTCCGCGCATCTATACCTTTGAGCAAGTGGAATGCTCAGTATCAGCAGAATCCTACTGGTGAGGAGAATGCTATTATTCCTCGCGAGTGGTGGAAGAAGTGGGAGCGTGAGACTGTTCCTCAGTTAGAGTTTGTGATTCAGAGTTACGATACTGCGTTTAGTAAGCGTGAGAGTGCGGATTTTTCTGCTATTACAACGTGGGGGGTGTTTTATCCTAACGAGGGACAAGGCGGACCTAATTTAATTTTGTTAGACAGTAAAAAGGGGCGATGGGATTTTCCAGAATTGAAAGCTATAGCTTTTGAGGAATACAAGTTTTGGGACCCTGACACGGTAATTATTGAGGCGAAGGCGAGTGGTTTACCGTTGACTCAGGAGCTTAGAAGTGTGGGTATACCTGTAGTTAACTTCACGCCTAGTCGTGGTAATGACAAGATCAGCCGGGTGCATGCTGTAAGTCCTATGTTTGAGGCTGGCATGGTTTGGGTCCCTGACAAAGTGTGGGCAGATGAGTTGATTGAGGAGGTCGCTGCGTTTCCAAATGGGGAGCATGACGACTTGGTTGACAGCATGACACAGGCATTAATGCGCTATCGGCAGGGTAATTTTGTACAATTACCAACAGATGATTGGCAAGACGAAGAAGTTTCTGCTAAGGTGCGTGTATATTATTGACGGAGGGCCTTATGGCTATTGGCGGATTAATGGATACTAACGTTCCAAGTCAGTTGGACGAAGATGATTTACGGGCTGAATTAGAGATTGAACTTCCTGATTCTGGCGCGGATCCTTACTTAATGGCTGCGGACCTTGATCCGGATGCTCCCGAGATTGAGATCACGGAGGACGATGACGGCAACGTTACTGTTGACTTTGATCCGGGTGACATGCGCGGTGAAGACGGTAACTTCTATGCCAACTTGGCGGAAGAGATGCCGGACCGTGAGTTAGGCCGCATTGCGTCTGATTTGCTTGGCGCGTTTGATTCTAACAAGTCTAGTCGTCAAGAGTGGGAAGACACTTACAAGAATGGCTTAGAGCTTCTTGGTTTTAATTACGAGGAGCGGGCGACCCCGTTCCGCGGCGCGAGTGGCGTGACGCATCCATTACTGGCCGAGGCTGCTACGCAGTTTCAGGCGCAGGCGTTTAACGAGTTACTGCCTTCTAGCGGGCCTGTTCGGACTGTTGTTCTGGGCAAGGACACGCGAGAGAAGCAGGATCAGGCGCATCGTGTTAAGCAGTTTATGAATTACTACATTACGAATGTCATGGAGGATTACACTCCTGACATGGATCAGATGTTGTTTTATTTACCGTTAGCGGGTTCTACTTTCAAGAAGATTTACTACGATGAGAACTTGGGCCGTGCGATAAGTAAGTTTGTACCTGCTGAAAATCTTGTGGTTCCTTACGATACTTCTGATTTAGATACATGTCCTAACATTACGCAGGTTGTGCGTATGGATTTGAACGATCTGCGCAAGAAGCAGGTTTCTGGTGTATATCTTGACATTGACGTTATTCCGTCTCAGGGCGAGATTACGGGTATTCGTGATGAGATTGACCGGATTGACGGTTATGAGCCTAGTCAGATTGATTACGACTGCACTTTGTTAGAGTGCCACGTTGATCTGGACTTAGATGGTTACGAGGATATTGGCGAAGACGGCGAGTCTACGGGTATTAAGGTTCCTTACATTGTAACTATTTCTCAGGATAACGGCCAGATACTGTCGATCCGCCGTAACTATGAGGAAGATGACGAGAAGAAAAAGAAGATCAGTTACTTTGTGCATTACAAGTTTTTGCCGGGGTTTGGTTTTTACGGGCTTGGTTTAATCCACACAATCGGTGGTTTGGCTCGTTCGGCAACATCTTCCCTGCGTCAGTTGATTGATGCGGGTACATTATCTAATCTCCCAGCGGGATTCAAAGCCCGCGGACTGCGGATCAGGGATGACGACGATCCTTTACAGCCGGGTGAATTTAGGGATGTGGATGCTCCCGGGGGTGCTATTCGTGATAGTTTAATGCCTTTACCGTTTAAGGGACCGGATCAGACGTTATTTAATCTGTTGGGTTTTGTTGTAGATGCGGGTCAGCGTTTTGCCACGATTACGAACATGAAGGTTGGCGACGGCGATCAGAGCGCTGCGGTTGGCACTACTATTGCTATGTTGGAGCAAGGGTCCCGTGTAATGAGCGCGGTACACAAGCGTTTACATTATGCGATGCGTGTAGAGTTTAAGATACTTGCTCGTGTAATGTCGGAAAGTTTACCTCAAGAGTATCCTTATTCGGTTGCGGGCGATGATGCTACTGTCATGGCGTCAGACTTTGACGGTCGTGTAGATGTGGTTCCTGTTTCTAATCCGAATGTGTTTAGTCAGGCGCAGCGGATTGCTTTAGCTCAGACTAAGTTGCAGTTAGCGACACAGGCTCCAGAGATACATAACATGCACGAGGTTTACCGTGATATGTATGAAGCGCTGGGCGTGAACGATGTTGATAGATTAATGCAGTCTCTACCGGACAACGAGCCGCGGCCCACGGATCCTGCTCAAGAGAACATCAATGTGTTAGACCAGATGCGTTTACATGCGTTTACGGGTCAGGATCATCAGTCGCACATTATGGCTCACTTAGTATTTGGTTCTAGTCCTATGATGGGTCAGATGCCTGCTATTGCTGTATCGTTACAGAAGCATATTTTAGAGCATGTTAAGATACAGGCAGAGGAGCAGGCCATGGCTCAAATGGGTCAGGCGCAGGCTCAAGGTGGTGATCCGGCTCAGATGGAGATGCAGTATCAGGGCATGGTTGCGCAGTTAGTTGCGCAGGGTATGCAGCAGGCGAAAGAGCTTTCCGGACAAATATCTGGCGAAGGCCCGGATCCTTTGATACAGTTGAAGGAGAAGGAACTAGAGATCAAGGCTCAGTCAGAACAGGCGGATGCACAAGTAGATCAGGCGAAGTTACAGCTTGATTCTCAGAACCAGCAGATGCGTGGTCAGCAGTTCCAGCAGCGGCTTGCGAGCCAAGAGGGTCAGACGGACAAACGGATTGAGAGTGCAATGCAGCGCGAGTTGTTAAAACAGCAAAGAGGACAATAGAATGGCTAAAGTAAGAGTAAACGGGGCCCCTGCGGGTCCATCACCGAAGGCGGTTCCTTACGCTCAGATTGATAAGCAGGGACGTATTCCTTATGGCAAGACTGCGGAAGCTAAGATTCCTATGTCTTTAAAGCGCGGTACATCTCGCGGGATGGGTGCTGCAACAAAAGGCGGCGGCTACTGGGAGTGCTAAATAAATGGAGATGGCTTCGCTCTGGAATGTTGGTTTAACGGCTGGTTTTGGTTTCATCATATGGTGGGCCAAGAATCAGCATGACGAACTGGGGCGTGTTCGGATCCTTTTGAATAAGACTCGTGAAGAAATTGCAAAAGAGTATGTTACTAAACTAGATAGCTCGCAGGTTTTAAATCAAATTATGACAAAGTTTGACCGCATTGAGGAAAAAATTGACCGCCTGATGGAGCGTTAACATGATCGAGGTTTTGGCTCTAGCTGGCATGGTTACAAAAGTGGCTGGAAGCATAAGCTCTGCTATCAAAGCGGGGAAAGATATTAATGAGCTTATGCCTGCCTTTGGAAAACTTGCTGAGATTGAATCCGAGATAAACCTAGCAGAAAGTGGAAAACATAAAGGTCCACTCAGCCGACTTAGCTCTTCAGAGCAAGAGGGTTTTGCCATCGCATCTGCACGTATGGCGCATAAGAAAGCCTTAGAGGAACTACGGTCGTTGTGCAGAAGCGGCCCCACTGCGGAACCGGGATTATGGGATATGGTTGTTCACGAAACAGCACAGGCAAGAAAAAGACACAAACTTGCGTTGGAAGAACAAGCTGATAAACGCGACAAGATTTTTTGGATTCTTTCTATAGTTTCTATTGGGCTTTTGATTGCGGTGGGTACAGGCGGTCTGATTTGGGGCGCGGCTTTATGGGCAGGAAGTAATAGGTGAAGAAATGGGTTATCCTAGACAAAAACGGAAAAGTTGTCATAATCACCAGAGATAAGCAGATTGCTACATACTGTGCGAGGAATTTAAAATGACAGAGTTCGATAAAGCAGACTTGGATTCCAGCGGGGCCATTGAGAGAAATGAATGGGCTTTGCTTGAGTTGGACGACAGGCGTAAGCGTATAGATGACGAAGACCTGAAGCGAAACGCAGAGCGGCGCTATACAGGGTTCGCACTAGCAGGAATGTTGTTGTATCCTTTAATAATACTACTGGCGTCTGTCTTGGGGTTTGACAAAGCCGCCGCACTTATTACCGATATAGCATCCGTTTATGTTATTGCGGCCAGCGGAGTTGTTGCAGCCTTCATGGGGTTTAATGCATATTCTGCGAAGGCCGATAAGAAGGCTTCTATAAACTATGAAAAAGAACAGGGAGATAGGTAATGTCTGACAAAAAAATCAAGGGAGTTATAAAAGGTTTGAAAAAAGCCTCTAGGCTTCACACTAAGCAAGCTAAGACATTAAAGACAGTGTTGACGAAAAAGAAGAAATGAGTTTAATTGCTTCTTTAATTGGCCCTGTATCGGGGATCTTAGACAAGGTAATCCCTGACTCTGACATGAAAGCCAAGCTGGCCCATGAGATAGCGACCATGTCCGATACCCATGCCCAGCAGGCGTTGCTTGCTCAGTTGGAGATCAACAAGGCTGAAGCGGCGTCCGGTAGCTTGTTCAAGGGTGGCTGGCGACCTTTCGTGGGGTGGATCTGTGGATTTGCTTTACTGTACCACTTCATCCTCTGCCCACTAATTATATTTGTAGTGACACTTTCTGGTGCAGCAATACCACCACTGCCTGAGTTTGACATGGGTAGCCTTATGACAGTGCTACTAGGCATGCTCGGCATTGGCGGATTGAGGACATTCGAGAAACAAAAAGGGCTAACGAAGTAGTGTGGGTGCTGGTTTGGATGCAGTTAATCTCGGGGCAACCCGTAGAGTATTTCCAACTAGCGGTGTACGGAAGTAATGTTGAATGCGAAAAGAATAGAAAACACGCAGAGATTATGGTAACACACAACGGAATCGCCGTTGCTTGCTTGGAGGTTAAGGTATGAAGATGTTTGTAAACTTATACTATAGGATCAAATACAAACTAACGGGTGTGCTATATCACAAAAGCACTAATGTTAATGTTACAGGCGTTACGGGAAGTGTACTGGGTAAAAGTTCCAAGAAAAAAGGAAAAAAGAAATGACCTTTAAACTATCAGCACGAAGCCTAGACAGGCTTATCGGTGTAGACGAACGACTTGTTTCCGTAGTAAAATCCGCAATCCACCATACAAAAATAGATTTTGGTGTGATCTGTGGGATGCGAACCCACAAAGAACAAGAAGACCTTGTGGCAAAGGGCGCGTCACAGACGATGAAATCCAAACACCTTGATGGACTTGCCGTGGATCTTATGGCATATATTGGCTCAAGGTCGTCCTGGGAATTAAATCTTTATGACGATATTGCCGCTGCTATGGCTGAAGCGGCTCGTGAAATTGATGTGCCCCTTCGTTGGGGCGCTGCTTGGACTGTGCCAAATATCGCACATTATCGAGGCGGCACGATGGAAGATGCAATGAACGAGTACATTGATGAGCGTAGAATGCAAAAACGCAGACCGTTTATAGACGGACCACATTTCGAGCTTATGATCTAGGAGAACTGATATGACTGCCCCTGTGAAATCCAAACGCCCGAAGACACGCCCGAAGAAGAAAATAACTGACATTGATAAAGCGGTTATTGAGGCGTTGAACTACGGGCGTCCACCTGGTGTTGCGTACTATGACTCTGAGGGAAATCTTAAATCTCCGGAACAAGACTTCAAAGAAGGTGGATTTATAGGGGATCAAGCCAAACTTGATTTAAACAACAATAACAAAATTGATAAAGGAGACTTTGACATGATGAACAAAAAGAAGGGTATGGCTATGGGCGGCAAGGTCAAAGCCAAAGGTATGG